GGTGTAGCTTTAGTCCAACCAGCAATCTTGACTGTTTGACCTGCTTTATAGTCCTCACTTAGCATTAGAGTACCCTTCCAATCAGGCGACTTATCGCTAGTTTTCTTTGTGTTCTGCATGAGAACTCCTTTTCCTACCTGTGCAATGTGTCCACTAGCCATTATTTAACTCCTTATTTAATCTATTTAATCCACCGAGTAACTCCGCAGTCTGCATTGAGTCCCAAGTGTCCATGTACTCCTTATTTGCTACCTTTAATGCCGTGTACTTCTCAATCCGTGTCGCCTCATCGAACTTAGGACTTGTATAAATCCTTCTTGCCATATCTAGGAATCCCATCTGCCAATCCTTGATATTGAGATATTTAGCATAGGGTTCGTCTTGATTAGGAACATAGAGTTTTAAAGTATCAACATCCACTTCATCATCCACCATATCTACAAGTGCTACCGCCTCAGTACCAGCGTAAGTAGTAGTGGTCATGGGTGTAATGTCTCGCATTGCTCTCGGTTTCTCATCAAAGTCCTGTACTTCTTCAGGCGCATACATATTACCTAAACAGCCTGGGAATACAGTCCTAATACCTTCAGAAAGGCATCTTGCCCGTAACATGGCTCTAGGATACTTAGTCCAGCCCGAATTAGGCTTTACAAGCCCTATAGAACGTGCCTGATCAATTGTCCATGTTAAGGTGAGACTACCCCCGTTTGGGTGCGAGAAAACGCCTGTACACTCTATATCTGTATATGCTTGCCACTCGATCTTACCGCCAGCAGCTTGAAACCGTGCTTGCATGGCAGAAGATTTAAGAGCAGGTCTGCCTAAAATAATGTCATAGTCTCGTACTGCCGATGCGAACGGCATACCGTCAGCCTGTGCAACTAGTCCGAGAGCTATTACTTCATTGACATCCTTCACACCAAAGAGCTTACTAGCTACCATCGCCTTTGCCATCTGTTCCATATCTGCATACGGAATAATATTACTCATATTGATTTCCTTTAATTTAGTTAGGTTATTTAATTAAAAAACGTCTACTACCACTACTTTCAACAATAAACTTCTCATAGATGTCAGGCATTGCACTCTTAAAGAGGTCTGTAGAGAACCGCATACTGGCTTTAGATGACTTCCATGTGACTAAAGTATTACCATCAAAACTACGAATCTCAGCCTTATCAGCTAAAGAATTACGCAATACTAACTCCCATTGCTCTTGGATTTCCTCTAACTCTTTAATCTTGCCTTTGATGGACTTGAGATCACCGATAACCCGTTCCATCTCAGCAGTAGCTATCACAACACCTTCCATTGAGGTAGGAAATAAGAGTTTAGTATCTTCTATGCTCTTAGCCTCTGGTTGTGTGTTTGATTGAACATGACCCCAGAATACAGCCATTGATTTAATCAGATCAGTCTGCTCTTGTTCTGTTATATCAAACTCAAAAGTATGAAACTCTTGCCCACCGAACAGAACCGCTAGTACTACATGGTTAATCCGATGGACTGCACTCTCATGTACTAACTGGCTGTAATCGACAGGAGGAATGCGATTAGTATCAGGATCAAACTTATGTCGAGTAGACGCATTGTAGTTTTTAACTTCAACCAAGGTTCTTCCGTCAGAGCTAATGAAATCAAAATGACTGCGAAACCAAGGCTCAGAGTTATGAGTAAGTGCGTAGTCTGCATCTTTTAATTCCTTCTTGAGTTTATCTTGTGCTAGTCTACCAATGGTAGGTTGCATAATGTGACCCATTTGGACTGCCTCGATACCTGACAAATCAGGTGGTGGTAACTTACCTTGCTTAATTAAAATGGTTTCAACTGCGTGTCCTTGAATAGCTCTACGGGTGTCAGATGCCCACCAAGCACTATTGCGTATTTCAGGTGCAAAATCGTTTCTGTCGTTAGCCATTACAATACCTCCGATAAGGATTTGATTATTAGTTTTAATTGATAGACTTGATCAATCAGTTGATTAACTTCTTTAGACATACGATCATTGTCCATCTCTAGCATAGCTATTTGATTGTCCAGTTGAGCTTGTTCAGATAGTTTCATTTGGCAATCCCCCATGGAATACAGTCAAGATCATCATCAGGACCATTAGGTTGTAATGGTGCATTAGTAGGCTCAAACCAAAGAGCATCTATTGTGCAACAATCGGTAAGGTGTGATCGTTCATTCTCGCAATATCTTAACTTGCGTGAACCATCAACTACATTAGACTTTGGGTTTGCATGACAGAGATCAAGATCACCATATTTCTCATGATGTCTACACTCAATACAGAGTTTGTATTTCATAATATTCCTTTTAATAGTTAGGGTTTAGTTATTACAGTTACTACATTATTAGATTAATATAGTATTTCTTAGAAAGCAACAACTATTTTAATAATCTTTTAATCGTTGTATAAAAACAAAACCCCCAATGACGGGGGTTCATGTTACTAACTTCTTTTGACGTTAAACATTTGAGAAACTTTAGGATACTTGATCATATCCCTGTCAATCCATTGAACAGATTGATTCGGCACTTTCTTTTCAATTGTCGAATCTATCAGACCAACATTAAATTTACCATTTGTTTCAACGACTCTGTAATGAGTTGCATCGGGTAAATTATTAACAACAACAATCTCACCTACATTGGGTAATGTTTTCATAATTGCTTTCTAGTTAGGTTAAAGAACAGTAAGTAATTTCCTACTTACATAATCATTATAACACAACTAATCTAATATGTCAAGTTCTTTTTTTTGTTGTATTAATGTCAAAATGTATCGAGCTTCAATTAATCGTGACTGAACTGTAAATGATTTATTTAAAGGGGTTATAGTTACTAAGCGTTCTAATTCTTTGATGCGACTATTAACTATGTTAAGTGTGTCCATATCTATTTCCTATATATCTATTTATATCGTAACTGCTTTATATTGTCTATTTCCATTCGATGAGGAAACACCTAGCCTACCCATAACTTAATTGGGTAAGCCTTCAGCGTCATCTTCCACACGAAGTATCAGCACCCGCCAGTCTTTCAAGGTAGAGGCACTAGCTTCGCCACCTCTTTGTGCAATATTCCAACCTTTAACCCCCAGTTTGCTTACATTAAATAGGACTGGTGCAGTATTAGCGTCTCCCCCAATATCTAATTCTGACATTGGTTTAATCAATGATCACGAATAGAAAAGGGCAATAAAAAAACCTCTTAAAAGATGTTTTGTTTAGACAGTAGCTTAGGTAAATTCACGACTTACTTACCTAAACTAACAAAACACCTATCAAGAGGCTTTAAATGTGCGCTGTCTAATTCGCAATAAAAATACTATATCACTCTCCGCAGAAACAAGCAATACCTTCATCATCATCTGCAAACATATCGCCTTGGACATCGTTGTAATTCATCATTTGAGCATAAGTTGGTCTATCTTTTCTGAATGTTCCACCATCTTTTATGTGTGCGTTGGTAATACTTCCTTCCATCTTAGCCCACCATATCGCCCGTTCTGGCTTTTCTTGTATGAGACTTAGGGTTTGTCTATAACCTTTTAAAAAGCATAAATCACAGTTTCCGTGATAGGTTGTGCCGTTCATATTGGGTAATCCTAAGTCAAAGTCTTGGCTTTTCCAAAACTTCATTACATCAAACTTAGATATTCCTTCGGTTGCTAGTGGCATTGTGCGATGAACACCTTTGCGACCATCTGACGGATTAGCCCGTATTTTTGATACTCGTCTTGGTTCATCCGCACGAATACCAATCATATTTTCCCAATCTTCCCACCCAATAGACTTTAAATATCTTTCAAAAGTTAATATTTTTAAATCTACTGTGCAAAATCGTGCAATGGGGTTTGGTAAATAATTCTTTTTCTTAATAAGGGCTTCGAACGGTTCACCGTTACGGCTTGCAGTCTCAAAATTGACTACTTCAAACTTCGGTTCGGAGTCTCTAAACTCTAACCAAGTTATCGGAACTTGCCAGCGAGTAGCACACGCATGGACAAATTTTAAGGTCTCCTCGTCTTCCTTGCCTGTATTGGCAAAGCAAACTATTGCCTCGGTCGGGAGGATCATGTTGT